AGGATTTAGAGTAGAATTTATTCATTCCCGATATAGAAGCATTAATAGAATCAGGAACTATGTGTCCGTTAAGTACTAAAGTAAAAGTAGTTTTAGCTGCTCGATCTTGACCTTGTGTTAATTCGGTTGCTGTAGTATATTCGTCTATTTTAGCTCTAAAACTAAATTTTTCTGTATCTCCCCAGTATCCATCAGATGCATAATTAATACTTTCTACTAATTTATTCATCTGTTCAATATAATCTGTGAATATTACACAGGAATATGTCAAAGTTACGTATTCAGGAACTATTACTCCGTAGTATTCGTTTATAGGTTCTCTATTTGTAACAACACTAAATCTATCATATACATTCTTCTTAGAAAACTGTTTTTTAAATATACCAGCACTAATAGGGTTACTCGGGTCTACTTTACTTGCAAGAGATCTATTTTTTTGTACTGAATCTCTTTTAAATATGATTAAAGGTGCTTGTATCTTACCGTTTTTATCTCTATAGAATCCATCTTTCTGTACTGATTTCCATCTTTCTGGAGATCCGTATAGTATTGGTACATTAACCTTATTTCCGTTCTGTATAACAGATGGTTTTATTACTTCATTAAAGTAATAGATAATAGTTTCATCTATATCACGTAAACCTACTGTAAACCTTTTAACAGTGTCTCCTTTTACGGTTCTTTGATTTTCTCTCTTCTGTTTGTTGGGTACTGGTGGTTTACCTGTGGGTAGTTTTGGAGTAATTTGCTTTTGCAATAACTCTGCTTGTGATTTTGGTACCGGTTTCTTTTTTCTAGCCATAATTATAATCTTTGTCTAGCAATACCTACCTTGTCTGCTCTAGTTAAGTGGCAATCCAGTACTAATGAAATAGAATCTCCATATCCTCCTGTTCTTGCAATATTGTAATCACTATCTCTACCGTAGAAAAGTTGGTTTTCCTTAATAGCATCTACTTCGTAGTAGTCCTCCTGCCACATTATTATATCACCTACTTCTGATACTGTGTTTATATCCCGTAAATCTTGTTTTAAAATTGCAAATGATGCTTCTCTACCTAAATCTACCCCTAATTCATTTACATCGTATACTTGATCTCCTCTAGTTATTAAACAATTGAGCTTTATTGGCTCTAAATACGTCTTTTCTAGTGCTTCTCCGTATAAGTTTGTACTGGTATCTACAATATTAAGTTTATATAGAAGTATTTCCTGTTCAATAACATCTTGCAATAGTTCTCTATTGATGTTAACTAGTAAATTAAAGTCTTTATTACTTCCAAATATCATTACTTCTCTTCTATTGTTTCGTTTGCAATCTCTATCTTAATTATATTAGGGTACTTACTAGTAGCATTGGATTTAAATGCTTCAAATGCTTCTTCTGCTTGTTTTTGGGTTATAAGTTTTACTTTAAATGTCATAGCTCCCATTTCTGATGAAGAACCTGCATTAGTAACAGTGGTAATACCCGGTAATGCACGTAATAGCTCTGCTATATTCTCGCTTTCACCTTCTTTATACATTACACGTACCATACCTTCATAGGTATTAAATACTATCTGTTCTATTATTGTAAGTAGCTTCATTATCCTACGTATATAGTCATTGGAACTTGTGCTAGAGTTGCTCTTAAGAAATCAGACTCTTGTGCCTGTGCTTCCATTTGTGCTCCTCTTGAAGCTTCTAATAACATACTTCTTAAATTTGTTAGTAATTCTGTTTTTTCTGCTCTAGCATCAGTTAATAAGTCTGCTTGATTTAAAGTAGCTTCTGAACCCGGTACTGGTACTGTTTGATACTTACCTCTTACATAACCTAGCATTTCTTTTGCTAAAGCTAATGCAAATGCATATATCCACTGTCGTCCAACACTGTTAATATGTGCATATTCTGGATTGCTGTAAGGTACTTCTGATACAGTTGTTATATTACCGGTATTAGAATCAAAATTTAGTGCCGATTTATCTGAAAGTTTCATGTACTCAAAGATAAGTACTCCGTCTACAGCAGGTACTGGGAATAATTTAAGTCTATTATTAACTAATTCAAAAGTAAATGTTGATTTTCTTATTTGATCGTTAAATTCTATTGCTTGAGTCTTTAGTATATCGTATGATGCCGGCATTAACATAAAATTAACACCTGGGCTCATGTTTCCGAATCCAAATTGATCCATTAGGGAGTGAGTACCTGTTCCTGTTCCTGCATAAGGATCAAAGTACCTCTGTATTGCAGGAGGCGCTTCATAAAATATCCTTCTTACTTCAATACCACCCTCTATACCTTTATCTGTAGCCCATTGATCTAAGTCATAGTTTTGCTGTGAGCCTGTTATAGTTAGAGATCCAGAATACTTAGTTACATTTCCTCCTACTCCTGCTTCTGTTCCATAATTCTTAGCAATCTGTACAAAACGGTTAATGTTAGGCTCTACAATTTGATTATTTAAAGAACTTCCTGTTGGAGCTCCTTCAAAAGATAAGTAATTCTCTCTAATCTTATATTGAAAGACTTCATTTCCGTAAGTTGTAACAGCTTCTTCAAAACATGCGTAAAGAGAACCTGATTGTAGTTCAACATCCATTAAAGGGTACCCTAATCTTGTAGCACAGAATTTTGCTACCTTATCTGCATCTACAGCAAAGCTACTATCACTATCGTAAAACCCAAAAGGGGTCTGTCCTGCGGTGAAGTTACTTGTTCCGTTCCAAATACTTGTATTAGCCATCGAATATAGTTTTATAATAAATAGTAAGGTATTGTAATAAGGTTACCGTAAAAAATTTAATCACTAAATGTTTTATATACCTTTAATATAGGTGAGACAATTTCGTGTCTATGATTCTGTAATAATGTATGGGTTTTAAACCCTTCTACTTGCTCTTCTATACGTGCTAAAAAAGAAAATCCAGTTTCTCTCTTATCTTTTAAATCGATTTGTGCCAAATCTCCACATATTACCATTTTAGATCCTTTTCCCAGTCTACCTATTACTGTTTCCATTTGGTTATGTGTTACATTCTGAGCTTCATCTACTATAACGAATGAGTTTAGGAAAGTACGTCCTCTCATAAATGCAAAAGGTACGATTTCTATATTTTCCTTCTCTAATTCTTTATCTACTTTCTCTTTACTGTATAAAGCGTAGAGGTTATGATAGATTGGGGCTAACCATGGGTCCATTTTTTCTTTTATATCTCCTGGTAGGAAGCCTATATCTTCTTTAGATACAGTTGGTCTAGTAATAATAATTTTTTCTATCTTTTTTTGAAAGAGTAGATCTAAAGCTACCTGTACTGCTACTAATGTTTTACCGCTCCCGGCCATTCCTTTCAGTACTGTTATAGGAGATTCAAATATTTTTGCTTTTGCTAGTTTTTGCTCTTCATTCAGTTGAACTTTAAACTTGATGGGACCTTTTGGTCTTCTTTTAGAGACGAAGACCTCGTCTGTATGGTGCTTATGTGCCATATATCAATAACGTTATTATTATAACTATAAATAGTAATTCAAACGTAAATAAAAAAAGAAAGGGGCTAAAAAAGCCCCTCTCAATGTAATCCAATAAAATATGTTACCTTATATCGTCGCTAAGTCAGAGATAAAGATTTTTCCATAAAATTCTGGTCTAATCATTTTCTTCGCGTAACGAGTCATGATACCTTTTCTTGGAGTGAAGGTAGCAGGATCGTATACTAGAGGAGTCATGATTAATGGTACATATGGAGCATATACAGCACCACTTTCTAAGAACTGTCCACCTCTAAATCCAGTTAGGATTGTGTTTTCAGTCATGTAAGGGTTCTTATATACTTTAAATCTACCGTTAAGTTGTCCAACTTTTTGAACACCCATTGCAAATTCAGCCTGATCTCCATCAGTTTGTGCAGCATATCCTGGAATTGATTCTAAGATAGTAGCTACAGAAGGAGAACATACTAGGAAGTTTGCTCCACCTCTTAAGGTTTTCTGGTGAATTTTGTTAGATACTTTTTGGATTTTAGTTCCTAAAGTTTGGAACCATTGTCCTTGAGTATTGTAGAAGTCAGAACTTGAGCTTTCCCAAGCTGTTCCATTCCATACTTTGTTGTTCTCTGCAGACCATCTTTCAGTAGTTCTAGCACCACCAATTAACATGTCTAAGATTTCAAGATCAATTTCCATTGAAATGTACTCACTTAATAAAGAAGTAAGTTCAGCTTCAGCATCAATTGAATGATAAGCATTAAGATCCTGAGCGAACTCTGGTGTCCATTGTGCTTTCAATTTTCTTGTTTTAGCAACAACTGATTCAGATTTCAACTCTACGTTGATTTCTGGAATGTTGATTGATCCAGCAGGATTATCTTCAAAGTCTCCTCTTGTGTTATCAGCAGGTTGTACATGGTATTCCATTGCACCTGTGATAGATACTGCAGCAGTTGCAGATTTAGCTACTACGAAGTTTACATTACCTCCACTTAAGAACGTAAGTTCTGGGTTAGTAGTAATATCTGTTGAACCAGATAATAATCTAAATGCTCTTACACCTTCTGCGTCAGCTCCTGATGGTAATCCGACAGCTACTGTAAAGTAG